ATTTGACCACGGCTTCCTGTACCGCCTTTGAAGATATCGAGAGCTAAGTCGTTTGAGATATTGCGGAAAGCAGTATCCATAACAAGCTTTGCTTCATCTACGAAAGCACCGGCGTTATCTTTTGTTGCTTCCAACAGTTCGTTCGTGATAGTAGCTAACTGATAGTTGCTAATACGATAAACGAAGAAGCTGGAGATTTGTGGAGCTGTTTGGTTTCCTTGAGCGTTGCTGAAGGTTGCCGAACGGCCTTGCGGTGTACCATACACCAACGGAACTGGAATATATTTTCCAGCGAATCCGCTTGGGCTCTCGTCCTTGGGGAGGAGGGCTAGTAGAGGATTCTTTTTATAGACGAGATCCTTCATATAATCGTCACCAGTATAGAGCTCTTTTAAAGCAGCTACCTGGTTACTTACATTTGCGTAAATTGCTGACATAAGTCACCTTTATTATTTTAATTGTCCCTTGAAAGCAGCGATCGCACGTTCCCGGCGACCTTTGTTTGTCAAAGGTTTTGACGATGCTGTAACAGTATTCGTCAATGTTTTTGTTGTTATTTGTGGCTTCTGGCTTGACTTATCTTCTGATCCAGATTGTGCAGCTTCTGGCGGAGCTAATTTGGATTGCACCTTCTTCAGTTTGGCTAAAGATAGAGCTTCGTCTGTCAGGTAATCTTCTACCAATGCAGCGGCCTCTTCAGCACTCAGCAGTACACCATCCTCATCATACGTTTGTTTGATTAGTTCCACAACTGCGTCATAGGACCCAGTGGCGCGGATGGTTTCATAAGCCTCGTCTCCGTCAACCAACATTTTAACTTCTCGGCTGACTTGTTTCACGGCTTGTTCATAGGCAGCTTTTTGCTGCTCTTGAAGCTTTTCAAAATGACTTTGTTGAGCATCTCTAAGATTTTTAAGCTCTGACTTAATTCTCTTAATCTCAACTTCTTCAGGTCTGCTATTTAGTAATACGCCTGCTACATCATCGTGTGTTAATCCAGCTTCAGCTAATACAGCTAACGTATCGTTTTTAAGTCTGTTTTTCCATTCATCAGCCATTCTAGACTGATGCTCTTGCAAGGACTTTTGCTGTTCTTGCAATTGACGAGCTTGAGCTCGGATGGCTTTTTCTTTTCTAGCAAGCTGAGCAAATCTCTCATCAGATTGTTGAATCTTAGGATTTTGCTCTACAACTGGCTGTTCGCTTTGTTGTGTTGTTTCTAGGGTTTGTTCTGCAGCTATAGGCGCTACAGGTGCCTTCACTTCGTTTGACATTTATCACTCCTTTAGGTTTGGGGAATCATTGGCGATGTCGGTAATGGCTCTGGTACTGCTAAAGGGGATTCTACCCCTGGAGCCATGGGCATCGGCGGCTGGGCCGCTTGTTGTAAAGTAATGGCTTGAGAGTTAAACGTACGGACCATTTCAGCTCTCTCAGGCTCAAGCTTTGTAGGCATATACAAGTTGTAGTATTGATTACTAATCTGTATAGCCAAGTTCAAATCCATGAATGGATCTGGTGGAGTGTACTCACCCTTTTCAATAATCTTGTCAAGGATGTAAAGAATTCTCTCTTCACCGCTGTTAGCAAGTTTCTCTTGTTGCTCAAGATCTGGGAAGTCAAGCATTCTTCTACCTTCTTGAACACTTACCATACCGCTTTGAATCATTTCAATAATCTTCTGTAAACGGCCAGCTGGGTCGCGTGGTAAGCTAGAAGCGTCGTAGCATTGAATAATGTAAGTGTCTTGTAACAAGTCAGATTCAGGAAGGTTTACTTCTCTTGTTCCGTCTTTGTTTGGATAAACTGTAGAGTAGCTTCCGTCTCTTTCTGCAATATCTTTTGCAAGTTCGATAGCTTGGTAGGCCAACTCGACGTAGAGGTTATCATATCTTTTTGAAAGGGTAGCGAAGCGATCAGACTGTAAATCATCATACTCTCTGAGGGCTGCACCAGAATCCAGTCCAGCAGGCTTTTTACTTGCAGCAGAGAGGGCTGAGATTCCGCTTTGCTGGTAGGCATAATCAACGAGTCTTTGTAATTGTGCATAAACTTCGGCAGGCACGCAAGGTGCTACTTCGTAAACGGGCTTAGTGCCACGGTACGTGACAATCGATCCCACATCATTGTTAAGCTGAGCTTTAACGACTTTGGAGCCATCCTCGACGAAAACACGGGGTACGCCGACAAGATTAATAGAACGGCTGATAGTCATCAGAAGCTTGTTAATTTCAACTTGGGTGCCCATTAGTTGTTCAGCTAAGGACTGACCAAAGAAACCTAACAAACGCTGGCTGTAATGTAAAAAGACAAAAGGGAACTTTTCTTTGTTGTACTCTTCGTCTAACAGTGTGACGTTGGTGCAAGCTATAACGTGTCGTCCATCACCTGCATCGGGACCTGAAGGCAAGTGCCATCCTTCAATGACCATAACTTGGTCAGATGCTGTTTTGCTACTGTCACCGGCGGTATCAGGATATGCTTGTTCAGCTCGCATGATGTCATTAGCTTTGTCAGGGAACATTTCAACTAGTACTTCTCTATCAACTAATTTAAGCTGATACATCTGACGGGGATCGCCATAAAGACCGTCGTTAGGATCTACAAGAAGTTCTGTAAACAGCACTCTTTCTATGTGTACTTTTTTATCTTGACCTTCGTAAACTTTTAAGCATCCGGTTCCTAGTACGGCTGCATCTCTTAAAGCTTGTGTTCCTAAATCATAAGCTTTGGTACGATAGAATTCGCCCATAACAAATTGATTTAATTGCTTTGCAAGATTGCGTGCTTTGTAGTCACCATTATCTGTCAAGAAAATAGGACGGGGTCGTGATTGTGTCAAGCGGCTCACCAGCGTGTCCACGCAGGATTGTACTACGTTCATAGTAGGACGATCCAGAGGCAGCTGATTGTTCTGGCTTAATTTGTTTAAGCTAGTACCAGCCATCCCGAACAAAGGCATATTAGCGTATAGACGAGAATAGATAGAGGCTTGTCTATATCTGAATTGAAGTTGTTCTTTTAAGAACGCGGCTGTGGAAATGAGCGCAGCACCTCGTTCGCTTTTAGAACTTTGTTTCCACCACTTAATTGGACCGGCATCCGCAGGTGTAGCGCGTGTCTTTACTTTGACAACTTCGCGCTCACTTTGAGGACGTTTTGTAATTTTAGCCATAAACTATAGTTGTCCAGCTGACCACATCAAGATGTCTTCTTCAGTGTACTGTGGTTCTTGGTTTTCTTGAATTGTTTCTTGAGCTTTAAGCTTAGGCTTATTAGCCACAAAACTCTCGATGTTTAAAGAGACTTCAGGGGTGGAAATAGTTTTGACATTATACTTGTGGCATAACTTAATCAACTTTTCCAACTCTTTCAAGTCCATTTACTACCTCGATTGTTTAGGAAACTTTGCAATACGTCTTTTAGCCATGATCTTTTCTAGACGCTTCTTAGGATTATATTCCATATCAGCGTGAAAAGAACTTTCGCTTGGATCATCATGCTCTTCTTCTTCAACATCTGGATCGAACTCAGAATGGTGGTTAGAAGTCATTTCACCATAAGGATCGGCTAAAAACTCGTCACTGTGAAAACTGTTGCCCATTGGCTCGTCTTCCAATTCATCAATATAATCGGGACGGCTTACGTGTACTCCGACTTCACCTTCTGTGGATTCTTTGTCCATTACTTCCCCACCGTCAGCATAACACCCCATAGCGCAGTGCTTGGGTCCGCCGTGCTCACAGCTTTCTTCCATCATACCGCCCTTGGCCATTTTTTGCATAGCCTTGCGTCTAACGGAGTAAGCGATAGCAGCAGCTTGTCGTGGGTCTTTACCGTGTTCGATTTCCGTCTTAATGTTTTCTTGTAAAGTCTTTTTAGATTTTCCGTGTTTTAGGGGCATTTTTAAAATCCTATAGTTAATAGCTTGAATTAGCTACTAAATTTGCTTATCGAAACACAATTACATACCAAAATCATCGTTTTTATTGGCATTTTCGAGATTCTTAAAGTACTCTTCTGCCTGTTCTTCCATCCTCGCAATTTCCTCTAATTCCCATTCTTTTGACCCATATTTCAAAAGTTTTGGCGCTGTAGCGTGGGTATACGCATAACTTTCTCGCCAAGCGTATAACAAGGCCTCGCAGATATCTGAGTGGAACCTGCGGCTGATCACTCTCTTGTCTGGGGTGCTTTTATCTAAATCCCACTCTACTCGCATACAATCTTGTGCAAATTGAGAATCACCCTTAGCTTTTACTTTACCACTTCTCATGGCATCATTTAACAGTTCTATGTATTCAATTTTTCTAACCTTTTCAGCAGGTTGAACGGATATCTTATAACGCTTTGATATTTCTTCTGAAATCTTTTTACCCAAGCCACCAGTATCAACTACGATTTTGCTGATGTCGTATTGCATACGTAGGGTTTCAATTTGATTGACAAGTTCTGTAATACCTTGATGCTTTGTTACAATCTCTTCCACAAGATACGTAGAAGGGCTAGTTTCACTCCAAGCAAGTAAACATATAGCATCAGCATCGTTGTACCCAAGGTCAACTCCTAATATGTAATTCCATTTACCAGGTGGAAGCTCGTCAAAATCATTTACGTTTTTATCGTAATGGTAAACTAAGGAATCACTGTCCAGCATCCACTTACCGAACCACTCACGTTGGATACTTGGATGATCTGCCGTAACTCCTCGACGCTTTAATTCTTCTTCAAAGACTCTTTCGTGAGACATTCCTGCCTTTTTTGAAATAAACGGATTATCCCAAAAAGCCCAAGAATGGTGAGACCAGTTACTAGAGCGGCTGCAATTAAAGAAATAACCGCTAGGAATAGGACCCGGAGTACCAATGAGACAAAGAGTACCGGCGTGATCCAAAAGAGCAGGGCCAATAATGTCATTAACTAACTCCTCGATAAAAGAAGGGAATGACTGACACTCATCGATGTAAACTTTTTTAATAGCAAGTCCACGAAACTTTTCGATCTCTGACTTGTCAGCGGCTCCTGTACAATAAATAGTAGAGCCCGATGGAAACATAACAGATAATTCGGATGAATTGAAAACGCCGCCAAGATTGAATTGTCGATTTATCTTTTTTAGTTCTGGCCATACAATCCTTTTAGCGTTACTACGTGACAACGTAATATAAATACAGATTACGTCAAGATTGTTTACAGCAGTGAACACGAGATCGGCAGCACAGGATACAGTCTTTCCGGCACGTCTTGTTGTAACAGCTACTTTGAATCTGCTGGGATCTGCTACAAACTCTAACTGTTCTTTAAAAAGAAAATCATCCAACTTGAACGGTTTTTCCTTACGCTTTTTAAGCTCTGTAAGTACGTGTTCAAGGTTTGGTTTCATTTAACAACTCTTTAGCTAATTTCTTTAATTCATCATCCGGAACAGCTGCTAGCTCTTCTTTCTGTTCTTTTTGAGCTTTTGATAAATCCGACAGAAGTTTTACGTAAGCTACTAAATCTCTAGCAGACTTATCAGAAAGCTTGCGGGTGGACACTTCCAAGTAAATATGGTTAATGTCCTTTTTTACCGCATCACTAGCTTTTTTAAGAAGCTTATTTAGATCTTCCATTTTTTGTTTCTCTAACGGATTCAGATACAACTTCTGGAGCTAAAATAATAGAATGAATGTTGCTCATAGGAATGAAGAAAGTAATATCGTGACTTTCTACAGTAACACCATGATCCCCAACCATCATAACAGCTTTAGGGTGCTTTTCAGGAAGAATAGAAATAGCTCCTAGGATGTTAGTCCCTGGGATTGTTATTGCGTGGTTTAATTGAATTGCTCGTGCTCTCATGGTTCTCCTTAAATAAACGGGTCAAAATCCCATTCTTTTGGTTTTATAGACCTTCCAACTTTTGTTAAGTGCGTCACTTTTGTAACACCTTGTGGTAATAGCATTTTAGCTATTCCCATCTTTCTCCAAGCTTTCTTAACAAAAATCCAGTCTAATACGTTTTCTCTGTAACAAACATATCCTAAAATAACATCTGGATCTTCAGCTAAGGATGCTACTTTTACTTGACAAGAAAGTAATCTCTTCTCTAAGAATGCTTTATAGTTCTTAAAGAAAGAATCTTTTTTAATTCTACCAAACCACTCACAGCCGTGGTAAAGACCAAGAAGCCAAGTAGAATAAATAAGAGGCAAGTCTTCCTCTCTTAGATCTCTAATCTGAATTGTATTTAATGTAACTTGCATACTTCTTAATTATTTTACTAACCCAGTTAGGGTGTAAATCTACTACTTTAGCTATATCTTTATTCTGGGCACCATCTGCATGTAGTTCCCAGATTTTTTTGTCTCGTTTGCTTTTAAACTTAAAGTCAAAAAGCATTTGTCTAGCTAATTCGTAATACCTTTGTTTTTCAACAAAAGCATCCGGAGTCCAATACCTCTGAAACTCAATACTATCCCAATGTATCAGAGGGTTGTCCTGTCTGGAAGGATCTTCTATGTCCTTAAACCCAGACTTAGCTAGCTTCTTATACCACTTCTGTTGAAGTTTCTGAAGTTGTTTCTGATCCATCTTTTTGCTCTTTCTTAGGTGCTCTCTCAGGGTGCATTAGATAGAATGCCAACTCGTTGGCTCGTGCCTTACGCATCATCTTAGCTAACAAGACGGGATCAAACGAGTCTTCTGTTTGGGGCAAGTGTTGTACAAAAGCTGCGAATAATTTTTTAGAGTCTTCACTTACACCAAACCCATGCTCAGACAAAAAAGACTCAGCTTGAGCGTTAAAGCC